GTTCATCAAGTAGATTTCCAACCCAACAATTTTCATCATGCACGAAATTGGCAACTAAAAAATCTATCAATTCTTCTTTAGTTTGCAGTCTACGGGAAAGTTTGTAGAAATAGTATTTGTCTTTTCTGTTTTCGAAGGCTTCAACAGAAATTTTACTTTTCCCACCATACTTAAAAAAATCATATGACTTCGTTGTAAAGTGCAGTTTTAATGCTTGATATAACGAAAAAGATTCATAACCAGTAATCATATCGGAAGTCTTGCTGTTTTCACCTTTAACAAATTGTTTTCCATAGCTTCACTCTCAATTTTCTTCTTTAGGGATTTATTGATGAGTGTCGCTGCTACTTCTACTTCAAGCCCAGTTTGCTTGCAATATTCAAGAATTGCTTCGATGTAGTTATAATCGGTATTTGCTACTAATGAATCTATTGCAAAAGCAAACTTTTTCTGTTCTTCTTTGGTAGGCATTACCACGAACCTTTGGGACACTTAACATCAAAACAAGCATTTTCTTTCATGATACTTTTTTCGATGCCACACAAATAACACCTATCATCGAACTTCTTTTCTTGGACTGGAGGATCTTCGATTGGGATAAGAAAGTCATCAATAGCCGAAGAATAAAATGCCGATTCGTCATTCATGTTTTCTGGATATTGGAATTTATATTGAATTTCTTCATCAGAGAAAGTCAATTGTCCAAGCCAAGAATAACCACTTGCACGAAGAAAGACTTCCATTTGATCCAAGACAGAATTCAAATCACTAGCTTCAAATTCGTGAGTGATCTTAGAACCTTTTTCTTCACTAATCAGAGTATATTTTGTCATGTTATTTCACCACCGTTTCGTATAGAGTTTCAAATTGTTCATGCGTTGCCACTTCTTCATCATAATTTTGCTTATGATAAACTTTGACCATTCGATTCACCAATCGTTTGGGCAATTCAAGTTCTTCGCAAATATCTTTTACAGTTTCTTTGATTAAATCTTTTTCAGCCTGAATTCGTGTCAGAGAATCTGAACACTCTTTAAGAATTTTAAAAAGTTTTTCTCGATCTACTGGATTTGAAATTGCGTTCACGCTCATCTGTTTGATTGCCATAATTTATAGTCCCTTTACTTTTTTCCATGATTTGATGGAGTATGTTGTGCTTGCATCGATGCAGCATATGCAACACAAATAATGTCTGACCCAACTGCATAAGAACATCTTACACTAAGAGGATCAATCCCTTTAGAAATTGCAGTTTCAATATTTTTTGCCATAAGTTGTCGATCATTGATTGAATAGAGACAAACACCAGCAATGAAAGACAAAGCAATAATTGATCCGCAAATAAATTTAACTATACCTTCATTCATATCATATCCTTTCTAACATAAAAGATGTGGCGACCTATGGTAGTTGTGTGAACAACATTTCTCCATTTGGGTCTAACGTAGTCTGCATGATAGAACAATGCACCTTTTGTTGGATCGGTAAGCTTTTCATAATTTGCATACACATAAATCGCCAAATCTCTGATCTCATTGTACACCATTTCTTGTGCGCGTGTCAAGTTCTTATTATAAGATAACCGATTTTCTTTCTCTTGACAGTACCAAGAAAATTGGCAAACACCAGTAGTTTTTTGTTTGACCACTCCACAAATTGATTGTGGATATAATCCAGAATTGACACGATTCAAAGTGACAAATGCTACTGCTTCCTTTCCTTTTTTCGGCTCATTCGCCGCCTCGAAGAAAATATTATTTGCCAAACATTCAATCTCAGCCTTTACTTCAGGCCTCAATTGATTGTAGTTGACCTTGAGTGGCATTTCATATCTTGTGCTAGACTTTGAAGACGAAAATGATATGAAAAGAGTGCCTAGAATTAGACAAATTAATAGCTTTTTCACTATTTTTCTCCTTAATTGTTAGAGGACAATCTTGAGTGATTGTCCCGGTCCTTTCAAGTAGACTTTTTAGTTACCTTGGTATCTACGGTGATATTAGAAACGAAATCGTTTAAAGTCTTTGCTTTAGAAATGACTTCAGATTCTGAGGGGTATGGTGGGAAACCAGGATGTTTTGGCGGATCTTCGCCTTTGAGTTTAGCAGTATCGCAATCGACCTGCCATTGATTGGTAATCTTTTCACGGGTTCCATAATAATCATCGTTGAGCATATCTCTTGCCATTTTGAGAAGCTCAAGACGAATTTCGAAAGGCGTCATATTAGACATAGTTTTCTCCTGTGTGTTTGTGTGTTTACTGGATTTGTGTGTGTATCCAGTATTTCTATTTATAATAATTGATGGGTGTTTTCACCCATCAATTTTACCCCAGATAAGAATTAAAACTTATATGAAACGGCAACAGAAGTAGTAGTTCCGTTATAACCTTTAATTCGTTCTTGACCATAAAAGCGTTCGACACCACCGGTCAAAGAAATATTTTTGGTGATATCGTATGTTGCTTTAAGACCAGCAACAACACCATAACCGTCAATAGCATTATAACCATTTTGATAGACACCAGATGCGGTCACACCAAGTTTGACAGATGCAACTTCGATCAAATTAAGATCAGCACCAACTGCATAACGAGTATAAAGATCATTGATGTTCGTTACACTTACTTTTGGAGTGACTTGACCGATGCTACCAGCAGAAATAGTTACTCGCGTACCATAAAGTTCTGCTTTACCATCATATACACCACCAACACTAACTTCAGCGGCAGAGGCTACTCCAACACTTGCTGCAAGAATACTAGCAATAACAATCTTCTTCATATAATCTCCTTAGTTAACAAAATAGTGTTTTAGAGAACACTCAACTCACTACTGCAATTTATCGTTCCACAACAACGATAATCTTTTAACACCCAAAGTATCGAAATGACAATTATCGTAACGATATTCTGGATCAATTAATGTATCTGTATTCGGTCCACGAAATTGTTCTTGAAAATTTCCAATCGGGTTGTCATATGTAGTCAAATTGGAACAATATGTGGAACGTGCCATAATAAATTTGTTTTGAATCTGTAATGCTGCTACTATTTCATTCCAATATTTCCGATATTCTTCAACACTCATTCTTCCAATATTATCAGTCTCACCTTGCTGCCACAAAAAATACTTTACTGGATATAGACTATCAAATTCTCGATATTGTTTAACGAGCGACTCATGAAAAATTCCATCTTTACCAAATTTCGTAATACTTGAACCGCCGACAGCGAATACTGAAATGATTACTTTCTCGCCTGTTCTTTTAGCGTAATCAACAAAAACTTGTTGAAATGGATTAAAGTAGTGTCCAGTTAAATCAGTCGTTGCACCTAAGAGGGGAGATTTTGCAACATAACATTTACCGCCAAAATAGTAAAAAACATTATCAGAGACTTCTTCAATATTTTGTGCGTAGTTTGCTGCGTTCGATTGACCTGAAACAAAAAATGCAGTTGCTTTAACTGGACACAAAGTTTCTGTAGAAAAATTAGTTTTGATTATACGACCAAAATCATCCTTTTCAATAATCTGTAAATCACGTTGCATAGTTGGTTGACTTGTTGGTGTTTCACCGCCACCACAAGACACCAGAGTGAAAGTGATTAAAAGTTTTGCGAAGTTTTTATAATTCACGAAATGTCCAATAATATAAAGTGATGGGTTATTCTGTTACGAGGAAACCCATCGAAACCCTAGTAAATGCAAAGTTAAAAGTTCGCATTTACTAAATACATTATATATCTTGGGAGATAATAATGCAATACTTTTTATATATTTGGCACGATAAATGCCGAAAAATGTTTTATGTCGGTGTGCATGAAGGCGATATTTCTGATGGTTATATATCATCCTCACGCTGGTTTAACGGTGAACAACAATATCGCCCTAAAGACTTCAGACGAAAAATAATCAAAATCTTTAATGATAGAAAGTCTGCTAGAAAAGAAGAAGCTAGATTTCTTCGCATGATTAAAGAATCTGAATTCGGTAAAAAATATTACAATC